CTTCAAAATCCTCTTGTTCAGAAAATTTATATTTATTATTGCTCATTTGATTTTATTATAAATTTAGCTTTAAAAGTGTAAACAACTATATGTCAAACGGTATTAATAAGGAAGTTGCTAGAGAGGCTATGTCTCCAGATCCTAGTCAACTATTGGAATTTTTTCTAATATATTATGGTTGGCCAGATGACCAAAGAAGCATATTAGCATTAACATCTATTAATAATTTTGGACATGTAATAACTTGGCAGGGAGTTGAATATATATCATTACCCTTAGAATCAAAAGGTTTTAATTTAAAAGGTGATGGAGAACTTCCAAGACCCAGATTAACAATTTCCAACACCAATTTAGAAATTTCTAAATATTTAAAAGTTCACAATAATTTGGTTGGGGTAAAAGTAATTAGAAAAAGAACTTTTGCTAAATTTTTAGATAATATAAATTTTGCAGGCGGCAAAAATCCATATGTCGATTTAAGAGCTGCTGATGGGACTACCATGGCAGATGAAAACGCTTACTTACCAGATCAAACTTTTTATATAAATAGAAGAGTCACTGAAAACAAACAAATAGTTGAGTTTGAATTATCGTCCGTTTTAGAAATGGAAAATGTTTTTATACCTAATAGAAATTCTTACGCTAGATATTGCACATTTCTTTATAGAGGTCATGGATGTAGATATGATGGAGATCCTAAAAGGACAGCAAATTCGCAAAATTTTACAGATATTGATGGCGCAAATATAACTTTAACATCAAACAGGGGCGCTTGGAGTATAGACAATACTTATAACAAAGGAGATTTTGTTTTTATAGAAACTGAAAATTATATATTAAGAAAAGACGATGCAACCGATCTTGATGGACCACAAGAAAAATTAAAAACTTTTTATGTTTGTCGGGCTGATTCTATCGCTGGTAACCAAAATTTTCCACCAATTTCAAGTAATTGGCAAAGAGATGAGTGTAGTAAAAAAATATCTGATTGTAAATTGAGATTTAATACAAATTTAAGATTTGGAGGATTTCCAGGATGTCATGAATACGCACCTAACTAATTTAAAAAAAGACTTAGTTGAATACGCAGAATCATCTTTAGCGAGAGAGGTATGTGGATTTATTTGTGAAGAAGAAGATAAGCTTGTGTTAAAAAAAGTTACAAATAGATCGTTTAATAATAATTTGTTTTCAATTAAACCTATAGATTTTTTACAAGCTAAATTAAACAATAATTTAGTAGCTGTATTTCATACTCACGTTGAAGGATCAGAAAAATTTTCTGAGTATGACAAAGAAAATTCTGAAAATTGTTTATGTCCATTTTTGGTATACTCCTTAGAGACTAAAAAATTTTCTTTATTTGATAAGAGTTATTTTGAAAGATCTGAAAAATGTGTAAACAAATTGAGGGGTATTTTGGATGACTAACGTAACTATACATGGAAAACTTGGTAAAATTTATGGGAAAAATCATAAATTTAAAATAAGAAAAATGAGTGAGATAATTCCAGCTATTAATGCAAATAGTCCTGGTTTTAAACATAAAATTTTAGGAGATTTTAAATCTGGTTATCATTACTATTTTGTTGACCCCAAAAACCCAGACAAAAAGTATGATAGACCAGAAGTTTTCTTAAATGCAAAACCGCCAGAGGAAATACATATAGTTCCAGCCATACTTGGCGCTGGCCCAGTCGCATTAATTGTTGGTGGTATTGGCTTAGGAGCTTTTTCGACTACTGTTGGGGCAACTCTCACGTTAGGCACTACAAAAATTGCATTAGCAGACATTCTTATGAATATAGCTATAAGTTTTGTAATACAAGGTATTTCAGCTATTCTTTTTCCACCGCCCGAACCTGTAGTGCAACAAATGGAATCGCAAATAGACACTTCTAGTTATATTTTTTCTAGTTTACAAAATACTGCGACTCAAGGTTTTCCAATACCTTTAGTTTATGGAGAATTAAGAGTTGGTTCGAACATAGTATCTACAAACGTAGTAAGTGAAGATATGTCGAGAAAAACGTGATGGGATTTTACAATAAAATATTTAGTAATTCAATTAAGGTTGGTGGTTCAAGTAAGGGCGCTAAACCAGCATTTTTGATGCCGCCAGATGGATCATTTGTAAAAGTTGGATATCAAATATATGAAGCACTAGATTTAATATGTGAAGGGCCAATAGCAGGCTTAACTGATCAAAGAGGTATATTTCTAAACAAATCAAAAGAAATTGAATCCTTAATACCAGTTGACACCAGTACCCCAACACACTCTTCAATAACAGTTGATCTTAATGGTTTTGTGGCAGAAAATACTGGAGGCTCAACTGCAAGAGTATGGTTTCCGTTACAATCTTTAATAAAAGTAGGAACTGAAGTAGAGATTGAGTTTAATGCAAGTAATTTAACTGGAGGAACTTATAGTGTTGAATTAACAACAGAAAAACAAAATGATACTCAAGCATCTACTTCAAAGGTAAATGTTACATCAGGAAGAAATATCATTGTTTTGACTGCTTCACAAGCAGCTCAAGCTGTAATGTTTGAAGTAACATTAAACGCCACATTAACAGTTGCTGAGTTTAATGTAAGATTTGCGGCTCAAAATTTGAGAGCTAAAAAAGATTTTAATAGCGAAAGAAACGTATTGGGTAGTTCTACTCAAGGGATAGATAAAGGAATTTATTTTGACGATAAACCTTTAAGAAATCAAAAAGGTTCAGCAAATCTTGGAAAATATGATGTATCACTTAGACTTGGAGAAGAATTTCAAGAAGCTCCAATTTTTGGAGCAAGTCCTCAAAAAATGACCGTTGTATCAACGCCAATTAAAGGACCTTACGATTTGGGGGGAATAAGGGTCCGTGATTCACAATTATCATCGGTTAAATTAGAATTAGTGCAAGAATCAGACGCAGATGAAGGATTTGAAGAAACAACAACGTCTACCCGTTCATTATTTTTGAGTCTTCTCAGAGCTGCGAGATCGCTCGGTCGATCAGCCCAAAACAAAAAAAGTGCTCAACTTCCAGGCAGAAGTCATACCGATTTAAGATCTCAAGCTAGGAAAGCAGAAAAAAAGAAAGGAACTGCTGTTGTTAGTCAAGAGTTAAAATTAACAGTAATAAGCTCTGATCCTGACGTTATAAATCTTGTTAATAAAGGTAAATTTAAAAATCAAAAAGAAACATTGAAATTAAGAATATTTGGTTTGACTGGAACTGAGTCTTCAAAAATTAATTTTGTACAAGATGAGCCTGATGAGAAAATTACAAGAAAACAATTTATTCTTTCATCAATCACTAATAACACTAACGGCACAACAACAATTGTTGCTTTTGCTACGCATACATTTTTAGAATCATCTCCTGTTGCTGCGTTTGGACCACTAACTTCAGCAGATGATACCAGCGGGGACTTCGCAGGATTTTTGACACTCGCATCAGGTGACGTTAGTTCAGGTAGTGCTAGAAGAGGAACTGGTAGTAGAGATGTAAGAACAGAGGGTACAAGCGCTAGAGACTTTGTTAAATGGCAAAATTTCTTTCCAGTAGATAGAGATCCTAGACCTTACAGATATGTAAATTATGATTCAAATATTACTAAATTACTTATTACTCTCCAAATTGATGCGCTACAAGATACTAAAAGTTTTGCTAGTGCCGCAGAAACTGAGTCGGGCAGAACTAGAATAGGAACTCCATTACCACTTACAATTACATTTAAAGTACGAGTTGGTAAAGTAGATAAAGATGGAGTAAAAACAGAAGAAAATGCAGTTTTTACAACAAGAGCGGGAAATTCTGTAACTGTTGGTGATGGTGATGGGATTATAGCCGTAACTGGAATAATAACAAATCCATATACGATTTCTTTAGAAGGTATAAAACTTCCAACTCTTACTGAAACTGATTTATTTAGTTTTGTTGACGTAAGTAAAATTGAATATGAAACAGTATCAAATCTTATAAAAAGAGATGGTAACATTAAGTCAATAACTGAGTTTACAGATGAAACTTTTTTATATCCAAATTCTTGCACAGTTGCAACATCTATAGATGCAAGATTTTATCCACAAGTTCCAGACAGGACTTTTAGATTAAAAGGTAAAAAAGTTTTGATACCATCAAATTACACTCCAATAGATGCATCTGGTGTTGATAGAAGATTTGCTGCTGACAAATCTACAAGAGGTAACGTTATTTATGATGGCCCATGGGATGGAACTTTTAAATTTGGTTGGACAGATAATCCAGCTTGGATATACTATGATTTATTAATAAGCACTAGATATGGAATAGGATCTTATTTAAGAGATACTAACATTATAGACAAATGGTCTTTGTTTGAAATCGGACAATACTGTGATGCTGTAACATTAAATGATGGAAGCAGAACATCAAAAGTATCTGGTGTTGGAACATTTATAGGATTAGACGACGGTCTAGGAGGATTAGAGCCTAGATTTAGTTGTAACATTATGTTTAAAGATCAGACTAACGCGGTAGATGCTTTACAAAACTTAGCTAGAACTTTTAGAGCGTTAAGTTTTTATAATAATTCTACCATGAGCGTTAGAGCGGATCGACCTTATTTTGCTACAGATTTTAATAGAACAGAAGAGTATGAAGCTGAGATATCAGAGAATTTTCAAGTCTCAAAAGAATTTATTCCACCAAAACAATTAAAATTTCCACCACACTTAATTTTTAATAATGAAAATGTTTTAGACGGTTTTTTCTCTTACTCTGATGTTGATAAAACTCAAAGATTGTCTGCATTAGAGGTATCTTTTTTAGATAAAAGAAGTAATTATACTCCAAAAACAGAATATGTAGAAGATGCAGAGTTAATTAAACAATTTGGATTAAACGTGCAACAGATTGAAGGTGTAGGAATTACTTCAAGATCACAAGCTAACAGATTTGCAAAATTTGCATTATTTGAATCTGCAAACAGTAATGAAACAGTTACTTTTAAAGTAGGATTTGAGGGACTTCTATTAACTCCTGGAGATATTATTCAAGTAGATGACGAATTAAAGAATTTTTCAAAAAATTATGGAACCGTGTTAACGGTGTCTGGAGAGCAAACGTATTTTAATCCAGACGCAACTGGTGAGGGCATTATAAACACAAATGATGGAGCAGTTATAGAAAGTGGAATTGGACCTAAAGCCATATTAGTACAGCCTGCGATTGGCACTTCACAGTTAGATGGATTAGTAAAAGGTAATATACATTTATATAATGCAATAGGAAAAAGCGGATCTAATGAATTTTATGTTAGACCTACAAGTCCTAATAGTGGTTATAGAGATATACATCAAACCCAAGTAATTTCACTAAAATTAAAAGAAGGTGGGGCTGGCATTACTTATAATGAAGTTGATGATGGTGTTTTATTCAATCTCGATGCACAATCAGTGTTTAAAGGCGTAGGAGAAAGTAGCGACGCTACTGCTGCTAGCCAATGGTTTAGTAGAAATAAAACTAATTTACTTGCTGGTTCTAAGTATTCTATTGATATAAGCGGAGTAAATAGTAAATATTATAGAGTTCTTAATGTAAATGAAGATGAAGATAATGGATTTGCTGTATCTGCTGTAATCCATCACACTGGTAAATTTAGATTTGTAGAGGAAAATTTATCTTTTGATTTAGATAGTGATCCCTT